TAAAGATAAACTTTTAAATATTTCTATTTTCAATGATAGTGGTATCAATATTTCATCTCCATCGTAATTAGACGAAACGGTTAATGATACATTATCAATGTTTTGCATAGTTTTATCATTTATTTCCGCATGTACTTTTCCATCCTTCGTATAAAAGTAAATTTTATTTACGTTATCAACATAAGAATATGCAGACATGATTTGTTTTATTTTTGAAGATGGTATTTCAAAAATTGTATCAAATTTTAACGTAGCAATATATTCTACATCAATCGGAGACTCTTTAATGATATTGTCATCCACTAAATGATATTTAAAATATGTATTTTCTCCATTAGAGTCATCGATACTATTACAAGTGATGCTGTTTGTGTCATAAACCATGCTAAATTCACCAAGATCACCCAAGCAGTCCAGCCCATTTAAAAATTTTTTAATGTTAATTAAATTAAATTTTACATTGTCTAACTGATCAGATGTATCAGTCTTAGCATATAAAATAACACTATTGTCGCTGGATGAGCAAACAGTATAGATATTATTTAAACCTGATCTAATTACACAGCTTTCGGTTATTCTGTTTACTGGTTTTAATAATTTATGTAAGGAATTTTTTTGTATTTTAATCGTTTTACTCATTATCTTCTTTTATCTGTTGTCTAAACAAGACTAACATATCGGAAAGAGTTTTGCTAATATTTTTTAACGAATTTTTAATACTACCTATATCATTTTCAAGATTACTATACTGTGTAGTATGTACTGGTTTTTCTTTTTGGTGTTTTTGCGGTTGTTGTACGCTTACATTATTCTGAACGGTATTTGTGTTTTCTTGAATTGGCTCAATTCTAATCGATCCAATAGATTGAAGGTTTTCCGGTGGTTTATACGCAGGAACTGCATCCGGAACCATTTGTTGAATTATTTCTTCCGGTAATGGTTTTGCATAGCCGAAAGGAGTATTATCGAATTTATTGGATGGTAAAATATTTGGATTTGTAACCGATGCAACAAATTGGTTAATATTTATTCTATTTGCTGGTATGTTTGGTCTATCTATTGCTAATCGGTCCACAGCTTTTAGCTGTGAACCGATCATTGATGCCAATTTTGCAGCTTCTAGATTTTCTATAGCTGGATTCATCATATATTAAAGATCCTTTAATATATCCTGCATTCTCTTTTCCTGATCTGTTAGGGCGTCATCATCGCTTTTGGTGACATCTGTATTATTTTCGACTACGTTTTCAATTACATAATCATCATCCGAATCTTCAATTTGATTAGTTGGTTCGGTTTCTTTTCCAAAGAAGTGTACATCCAGCAACTCTTTAATTTCATTGTATGTTTTTCTTTGAAAAATTGTATCAAGTGGCTTGATCGACTCGTATACATCATCAGCGTCTACTAGTCCTTCGATTTTTGAAGGTGATAAAAATTTTGAACTTGTATATTGTGGATAACCACCGTCATTCTTCTCAACTTTAATCCTAAGATTGCATCCCTTTTCGGATAGATCAAAAATTCTAAAACCGAATTCTTGTGAATCATCCCCGTCGATTGCCGACTGGATGACCTTTTGTAGCTGAGTTCCAGCATTAAGAATTTTAACCTGACCTTCATTTGAAGGGTTGGATGGATCCTTGATAACGTAAACATTATAAAGCCACTTTTCAGTCTTCTTTAGAGGCTTTGATTGATTGATCAAAGCTTCGTTCTTGGAAGCCCAAACTTTTGATCTATATTCATCGATTGGGCATTTTTCCCCATATGTATTCGGACATAGAACTGAAATCTTTTTACCAGTTACACAGCTATCAAAAATATGCTGCCAGTAATGGAATCTAATCTTCTTACCATCTTCAAGATTTGGCAAGAGACGTACCACGTATGTCTTATCAGGTTCACATTTAAGGAAATCCTTAAATGATGATTCTGTTGTTGTTTTTGTTGTTAATGCGTCTTTGAGCGAATCAAAGAGACTTTCGTTGTATTTATTACTCATAGTTTCTATAAAAGAATATCAATTATTTTGAATTAGTCAATTCTTTTTTAACAAAATTTTCTATTGTTGCTGTCAATTGTTTGACGTAATTTTTAGTTTTATCGGAATTTTGATATCTTGTTTTGAATGCAATTAAATTTTTATCCAAATTTGAAGCAAATAACATTTTAACATCGCTTTCGATATTGTCTAAAATTGATACAATGTCACCAAGTTCCATCAATGCATATGGATTTATTCGGTGTTCTCTATAATGATTCATCCAAGAATACATATATCCTGTTTTATGGAATAAATATTTTTTCAGTTCTATTTTATTTTCTATGCAAAATAAACCAATAAAACGCATACTAGATTTAATCTCATCAAATTGTTTTTCTGGATCTCTTGATTCTTTTTGTTTTTTATATAAAGAATAATTTTTAATAGCAAGTCTTGATGTAAAAAAATTTATATTTGGATATTTTTCATTTGGGTGTAATTCCCCATATGATTCAAAAAACTCATTCCAATCTATGTGGCTATATGAGTTTAAGAACTTTGTTATTTTTGCAACAGACGTGCAAATATCTTGGTCTAGATCTGAAAAATCCTTCCTTAATCTGTATCCTTGTCCTTTTCTAGAATGTTTTAAATATAAATTGTATATTATTTTTTCTGAATCTGATAATTGTATCATTTTTGATAGTGTTTTGCCCTAAACATTTTTTTATAAATATTAGGTGTACATGTTAAATATACTTTGATTATGTTTTGTAAATTATTATCTCCAAGTAAAGCAAAATAAATTGCTTGTGCGTTTTTATCTTCAATCAAAAATTTTAAAAAATTTAAATAATTCATCTTTTTACCAGTTGAAATACAAATAAATGATGCAAATTTTAATGTTATCTGTTCAAATTCGTCCACATTTATGGCATTTGACTGGTTTGTTATGTCTTCTAGTTGTTGTGAAGATGTTATTATCATAATGGTTTAAAGTTTTTTGTCAACTCCATAAATAATGGCGTCATTCTTCCTTTGCAGGTTTTATTATTACCATCACCATCGCAATATTTCTTACAAAATGATAATAAATTTATTTCTTGTTTATTTTTAAGTTGTTTCATTGCTATTTTTTCGGATAAAATATTTATATTAAAATAAATATCTGGATTGTATCTTTTTATCAAAATATCATCTACCAAATTATTGAAAGATTCGGTAGTAACCGCCAATATATTTTTAAGATTACCCTCTATTATAATTTCCCCTTTAAAACATTTTAATTTGTTGGCTTGTTCATTTGCATTATTTTTTGCAGATTTTATCATTTTTAATTGCGAATCGCTAAATTCCACAAATCCATTTTTATAAAAATTAATAAACCCGTTGAAATTATTTTTAAAATATGTCCAAAATAAAATGTTTAAGTTATATGATTTTTCAAAAACGTTTTCGTCTGATTCAAAATCATTAATATATAATATTAATTTTTTTTGTTCTTCCGTTAATGGGTATTCATCTTTCTTAAACAATTTTCTAACCAACAAAACATTAGATTTTAAATTTTCATATATAATTTTTGATTTCTTAAATTTTTTTAAGAAATTTTCAGTTTTTATATGGTGATCTATAAATGTTATTTTTTCGTGATCTAGATCTGGCAAAAAATCATCTCTTAATCCCAAATCAAAAATTAAAGTACTTGGCAAATTAAATGTGTTTTTTACAAACTCTTTTATTTTATCTGTTTGTAAATTTGTAACTTCTTTATATGTTATTTGTGCATCTGGATTTGCCCACAAAAACGCGAGTAAACTACCAGCACCATCCAAATCTTTATGCGTAAAAACTTGGTAAACTTTATTTTGCATATTGATATTTATGCAAAACCTTTAAAAATACAACTAGCTTTTTAATGTTTCAAACATACTAAAAGTATCTACAACATTTGAATATTCTTGAGTATTATCCTGAACATCAGGTGTTAATTTTTGCGGAGATTTTTTAGTTGGTAATGTTGGATCTAAATCGTCCGGTTCTGTTAATGATAGTGTTGGATAATCGATATTTAAATGTGTATAAACTTCTCTTGGACCAAATCTATTTTTTTCAACTCCTAAATGGATTATGCCCAAATCCGAATCTCCTTCCTCGGTCCATATGGACATTTGAACGTCAACGGTATGGCTTAGTCCCATAGATTCACTCGTTGCTTCCAATTTTGGCGCACTATCACCATATCCAGACCTGTTACTTTGAGTCGCGGAAATTATTGGACATGAAAAATCGTAAGATAATGCTCTAAGATTTTCTGTTATCTGTTTAATTGATTCATATGAACTCAAACCGTTTTCTGATGGTGCTATGAGATTTATATAATCAATAATTATAGCATCCGGTTTAATTCCATTTTTTATCAGTTTGTTTATATATGATTTGATATTTAATACTGTTACTGATTTTGGTGGAAATTCTTTAACAATTAATTTAGAATTTTTATTTTTAACTTTATATTCGTTTACAAATTTTCTAAGAGAACTTGTCTGTAATTTCAAATCATCACATGGTATCTTTGATAACTGAGCGGATATGCGTTTTGCATAAACTTGTTCTGGCATTTCCAAAGAAATTAATACAACTGTTTTGTCTTGATTTAAAATATTAGTTCCAATGTTCCCTAAAAATATAGACTTGCCGACATTGGTAACGCCGAAGAAAACATATAAAGCTCTACCTTCTGACATGAATCCACCGCCAATTTGGGTATCTAACCATTTCCACCCAGTTGAAAGTGTATTAAATACTTTATTCAAGTCTTCACAGTGTTTATCAATTTCCTCCAAATAATCAAAACCAATATCATCTATTAATGATATACTACAAGCTCTTTCGAATTTTTTAAGAATTGATGCACTATCCATATTTCCAGATTGTGCATCGATGGTTGTTTCCATCACAGTAGAAATTACTGACTTTTCTCTTAAAAATTTTTCAGTATTTTTTATTAAAAGATCTTTATTATATGATTTATCAATAGCGTTGAATGATATTGCAAGTTCTTTTAATGCTTCTTTTTGTTCGGGAGTGATTAAATATGCTTTTAATTCTGTTGTATTCGGTATTACTTTATGCTGATTGTAAAAATTTTTTAATATTTTAAAAATTATTTGTATTCTTTTATCCTTGAAGAAATCCGGATCAACAAATTCTAATATAGTTTCCAGATAATATTGATCTGTTAGCGCATTATATATGATTATTCTTTCGAAATAATCCAAATCAAGAGAAAGTGTATCTTTTTTTGTCATCTAAAAGAGATTTTACGCGTTTTCGATAAAACTACAAGGTAAAAATTAAGATTCTTTTCCAAA